TACAAGGTCACGCCGATACAGCGCAAGCTGCGTGAACTGGCAGGCTACAAACCGCGCCAACGTATCCCAGCAGATACAGTCGAGCAGTGGATAGGTATCAGCACCGACGAAATACAGCGGATGAAGGATGCGCCAGAGAAATGGTGCAACAACCGATGGCCGTTGATTGAGAAACGCATGTCCCGATGGCACTGCCTGCGCTGGATGCGTGACAACGGGTACAACGAATTACCCCAGAAGAGCGCATGCACATTCTGTCCCTATCATGACAACGCCTTTTGGCGCGAGATGAAAGCAACAGATCAGAAGTCATGGGCCCAAGCCGTCCAGGTGGATGAGCACATACGCGATAACTTCAGAGGCACAACGAGCAAGATCTACATACACAGATCACTCGTGCCGCTGAAGGACGCAGATCTTTCCGATCCCGCAGAAGATCAAATCACGATGGACTTTGGTGACGAGTGCGATGGGATGTGTGGGGTCTGATAGGCAGGCATAAAAAAGCCCCGCAAGACGTACAAAAGGAATAAAGACGCCAAGCGGGGCAAATAACAAACACTTCTCAGGGATTTTCCGGTCTCGGAGGTGTGTTAAGGGAAAGATACGACACGGAATGAGGAATGTAAAGAGCCGAAAATGGGAAACGCAACAAGGATGCGAATGCGAATGAAAGAAAAGAGCAAGAAGATGGATGCGGTAGAGCGCGAGCGGAAGATTGTCAGCTTGATGCAGCATGGACTGAAGCGGGCAGAGATAGCACAGCGGCTGGGCCTGACGCCCGAGGAAGTGTATCAAGTAACCCGAATGTACAGGCTCGAGGTGAGCAAAGGGTCTGGCGGAACAGGCAAAGCAGTGCGGATAGAAGGGCTGCTGTGAAGATGATTGTGGTGAACGAATGGCACGTCGAATGTCTTAACTGCAGGGTGGAGTACTACCTAGCAGATTACCCCAAGAAAGGGTGCAAAAACTGTGGCCGAGATGCCCTCCTGATCACGGATCATAGGATAAGTCATACGGCTGGTTATGGAACAGGTAACAAGGCAGATCATGGAGCGGAGCAGGCATGATTGAGGCTAACTTACGGCTGAAAGTTAAAGTAGTTTCGAGGTCGGCGGAACAGCCGTTTTACCCAAAATCAGTAGGGTCACGGGGGTTTTTTGAAATTGACCCTACCCTGTGGATAAGTGACCTAAGTCATTGATTTATATAGTAGGGTCACGGTGGGTCATAGGGTCAGCGTGACCCTGCGTGACCCTTGACCCTACCCCCACCTAAGTCATTGATTTATAAGGGTGGGTCAATGGGTCATAGGGTCACTTCTAAAGAAGGGGAGAGAGATATAAATATCTCCCCTACGGGATAACCCCTTACTCCCTTCTTTGAAGAGGGGGGAAGAAAAGAAAAAAAATTTTTTTTATTAGTTTGTGGGATGAGTTGATAGGATGGGCGGCATGGGAAAAAACGAATCAGTTGATATGATCAACAGCACAAAGCGGCGTGCGATCAAAGAGTTCAAAGAACCTGTTTTCACCAAAAAACAACAGGCGTTTATTCAGCACTATGTGTATCACGATCTGACCAATACAGAGTCAGCACACAGAGCAGGGTATGCAGGACCAGCAAGAGCAGCGTCCATACTTTTGAATGATCCGAGATACGCGCATGTGCAAACCAAGATTCGTGAACTCCAGGAGGCGCAGCAGAAAAAATTTGAGATCACTTTCGATAAGGTTGCGCGTGACCTGCAGATGATCAGAGATGCCGCTGTTGAAGATGGGTCTTATGGCGCAGCCGTGCAAGCAGAACTCGGCAGAGCAAAACTTGCGGGTCTAATGGTCGATAAGAAAGAAATCAAGCACGGACGCATCGATCAGATGGACAGAGCAGAGGTCGAGTCTAGGCTGCAGCAGTTGATTGAAAAGAATCAGCTTGCGCCTGCCCTAGAACAACGGGCACAAAGCGCACAACGCGCAGGCGTGGTGATTGAGGGTGAGATTGGGGATGAGCTTGAGGGTGAGCTTGCGGATGAAGAAATTGCGGATGAAGAATCCCTCGATCTTGAGGATGAACTCGAAGATGAGGGATTCCAGGAGGGCCTAGATCAGGAATCTTGACGGATCAACGCAAGCGGTGGACGATAGCCCTTCCCTCTCCTCTTCAGACGCGGTATCACCTTGGGATTGCCAAGCCTTGGTACTGACCTGAAAGCAGCGTGGCGATGAGCCGCACTGCAATACTTGGCCGATGGCTGGATGCTCGTGAACTTCTCACCACACCACGCACAAGTGAACTCGCGCTCAACCTTGTGCTGGTGCATGGTGGATGAGTTGGCTCTCATACCACCACGAGTCTCTTTGAAGTACGGCTCCGTTGATGTCAGCAAGTCAGCCATGGTTATGCAGCCTCCGTGGTCGGAAGCTCAGTCGTGTTCACGTCTCGAATCTCATCCTCGTGGATGCATCTGGTGCGTAACAACTCAGATAGATACTGGAACATGCACCAGTAGTTGCCGTAGTTCATCGGGCATGGGACAACCAAGTCATCCCTGCCGTCCACAAAACGAATCCTAAGATTTAACATCGTATAGCTCCTTGTCTGCAGCGAGTACCAACTCGCCAATGATTTGAATTAACTGGGGGACAACCGCGTTGCCTAAAGCTTTGATTCTGTCCACCCGATTGGGAACCCCATGAGCCATTCGACCCACTGCGGGTTCAGAGGTCCACTCTGCCCTTCCTGATGCGTAACCGAATCCGGCAAACTGTTGGTCGGTGTGCGACCTTTCGCCTTCAATGTCTCCGGCGACCTCCCGCCCTTGTAGTCCCGCGTCAGGGGCGTTGGCCATAGCGATTGTCTCTTCACCGCTGTCGCCAGACCATCGCCCGACTTCTTGCTCGCCCCCTTGGCGTTGTAGTTGCCGTTCACCGTGGGTGTCGGCCACAACCATCGCTCCATCGTCTGAGGGTCTACCTGCTCCCTCAGATTCGATGGCCTTGATCGACCTTTGCGCTGACCTTGCTTCAGTTTGTCCAGAGCCTCTGGCGATCTCTGAGGCAGGTAGTCCATCGTGCTCGGTGTCGCCCACAGATTGCTTTCTGTAGGCGATGATGAAGACCCTGTCTCTTCGGTGCTTCGCATCGACGGCACAAGCTGGTAGTACAAACGGCCTGACTTCGTAGCCTTCGTTCTCCAAGTCAAGTGACACATCGTCGAGTGCCATGCGGACGAACCCAGAAACGTTCTCTCCAATAACCCATCTAGGCTTGGATTCACGGATGACTCGTAACATTTCCGGCCAGAGGTGACGGTCATCGTCTTTGCCTCGCTGCTTTCCTGCGACTGAAAATGGTTGGCACGGGAAGCCCCCGCAAACAACGTCAATTGATCCGGCATATTTTTTTCCATCTAGATTCCTTACATCACTATGCACAGGCACATCAGGCCAATGCTTGTTGAGAATTGCAGTGCCATACGGGTCACGCTCACAGAAGGCAACAGTGGTCATACCTGCTGCCTCCAAACCAAGCGAGAACCCACCGATACCAGAGAAGAGATCAAGGACTCTCATGAACCATCCCTCGTGATTGACTTGCTAATCACCTGAGGCAAACGAGTCCTGCGCTCTATCGCATGCTTTCCTGATAGAACGATTCGTTCCGCTTGGGCACGACTCATGGCTTCTAACTTGACCTCGTGCCTAACCACTTCAACGTAGCTGATGGTGTACTCAGTCGGGACGCCACGAGGGTCTTCATAGCATTCGCTGTAGCACATCGGACAGCACTTACGCATGACCGTATATTTTTCACGAGGCTCAGTGTGAACGGACGCAAGCATGTGCTCAGCAGTCATCGTGCCGCACTCGTCGCAGGCGAAGAAGATGTCTTCCTCAGGAGCGTTGGGTTGCATGGCCAGTTCCTCGTCAGACAAACCGTCCAGAAAATTCAACGAATCTAAATCATCATTCTCAATGAACTCATCAGCACAGGTGTGGCACACGAACTGCTTGCCGGAATCGCGGAAGGTAAACACCATGCTGCGCTCATGGTTGTACTCACCGCAGCGGTCACAGGAAATCTTGCCGTCGATTGAACTCATGATTGCGCCCTATTTTCTGAAATGAAACCAAGGCGAATCATGATGCTCTCAGCCTCGTCGGTGTAACTGTTGAAACGCTCTTGAGATTCTTCGGTGTAGTACTCGTCACCGTTCTCATCCACCACAACGTCAAGCCCATCGCCGTATTCTTCGGCTAAGATCACCGCTAGATCAGACATGACTTCAATCCAATGATCATTGCTCATTGTTATCGTTCTCATCTCGCAGTCCTCCAATACTTGTACGCTTCAGCTTCGGGGATGAGGTTCATCCACTTCCAATC